GGTCCTAAGACTTGAAAAGTAATATTCTTTTTATAGAAATCTTGATAACCATCACGACCAGTCGCACTCTCATGATGTAATCTTACCCACTCTATAACAGCAGCTGAAGCAGAGGGTACAATCGGGTCATACAGAGTAATCTGTAGAGTTTGCCATCTACCCTTACCTTTTACATACCTTGTAACATTCATATGTTCTAATTGAACTTCATCAAAGGTGATTTGTGGTCTTTGTGCCGTCTTTATTGTAAAGGCAGGTATACCAGCAATCTCCATGATAAACCGATTTTTTAATTTCGGTTCGTAAGGTGTGTAAAATATTTTATTCGATTCTAAAAGTTCAGCCATGTTTTATCTCCTATGATAATAAATATCACTTTCCTAAAAATTATTCAGGAAAAGCAGCTCCTGTAGGTTGTACCACAAAGTCCAATACAATAAATTCAGCAGTTTTTGTAGGTTGGATAAATATCTGTCCTACTAGCTGATTTCTGTCTATGGTTTCTGGCGTGTTATTTGAATCATCCATTACTACTCTAAAGGCATTTAAACCTTGGTTAGCTTGAACTTGTTCCATATAAGGTTGAACAGTATTCAAGAATTGATTTCTCAAGTCTGTTGTGTTTTGTTCGAACACAAGTCCCCTTGAAGAGTTAGCAACGAATTTCTTAAGATTGATTAACAATCTTCTTACATTTACTCGGTCAAGAGCAGAAGCTTTCTTCTGTGTTGTTTTCTGTCCAAAGACAGTAACACCTTGACCAGGAAAGGTAGCAATTGGATTGACATTTGATTCATAAAGGTCATCTCTGTTACCTTGTGTTAGTTTTCTGTATGCCTGAACAGCACTATCTATACCACCTCTGTTTAATCCAGCAGGAGCAAACCAAGGTTGTCCAATGGTATCGTTAAAATGATATACACCAGCAAGTACTACTGATGGTGGGACATATCTAAAGTTACCAGTTGTAGCATCTTGAATTTGTACCCAAGGATAATAAGCAGCAGCATAACTTGAGTTACGAACTTCAGTATTTGTTTTAGCAGTAGCTACAGTATCTGTAAGGAAAGTGTTATCATATATCAAGAAACAATCTCCTCTATCTTCACACATTGATATAGCATCACCTATAATAGTATTAGAGTTTGCACCATTTTGGTCAAGGATACCAGGAAGTAATAACATATCTATATCATACTCATCTTTATTCCTTAATATATTAATAGCAGTTTTATATCCACCAGTTCCCAATGTAGCGGCACTTGTTGCCAAAGCAACACCTTGACTATTAGTATCACTATCTTCAGCCAAGTAAAAGTTAAATGGATGTAGGTTATTCTGACTTCCAAAATCTCCCGCAGTTTGAGTTGTATTACCATTCAAACCACCAAAAGCACCACCATAACTTCCACTACCCAACGATGGAATAAAACTTTCACCATCAACATAAGCATCACTATTTATAGTACCATCTTCTTTTAGATAATTAGGTGTTTTCACATAAAGATTACTTACTCTAACATTCTTAGACTTATTTGGAAACTCACCAGTATTTTGTACAAAAGATTGATTATCTTCTGTTACGATAGATGTAGTCTGATTACCTATTCTCTTTAGAATATAGTTTGGAGACTCTGGATCCAAGGACATATTTTCAAAAGTTTCAATTACTTTTTTCTTCTGCTCTTCATCATTACCTTGACGAAGAACTAATGTAAAAGTTCCTTTGTTTAAATTTCTCTGAGATACTTCCCAACGAAAGTTATCAGCTCTTCCACCATGACTACCTGAAGTAAAAAAGTCATTAGACCTAGAACCAGTTTGTGGTGTTAATCTATTGCTAGAATCTATTGAACTACTATTATTGAAAGTAGTACCATTTCCAATTACTTCTAAATCAAATATACTAGTAGTACCAGCTTTTACAACAGCACTAGCTTTGTTTAAACTTGGTTCTCCGACTCTAACTACGGTTAGAGGACCACCTTGTCTCAAATATTCTTGAGCAGTATGGGATGTTAAATATTGAAATTTGTCACTACCACTTTCTATTAATTCACCGAATATTTGAACATATTCAGAATAGGAACTGACTACTGTCGGTTCAAGGATAGGACCTTTTACTGTTGGACCTACAATGGCTGCTCCAATGGGACCAGCTGTTGCGGGTAAAAATGATTGGTCTATTTCATTGGTAAATACACCTGGACTTATAATCTTTTCAGCCATTTAATGTCTCCGAAATTAGGTAAGATTCTATACAATTATTCATATATAAATATTACCTAATTTCGGAAAGAAGAAGAAAGTTATTCTTATTTTTCTTCTTTAGTAGATGTCTGAGGTTGAACCTCAGTAGTAGGAGTAAATACTCCTGTCTGTGGATCTAGTTGACCAGGTCCATACTTCTCTGTAATCCCATTAAGAGTTTCTTGTTCTTTTTTTCTAAGAGCTTCTAACTCTTCATGAAGTTTGAACTCTTCACTCTCAACTGATTCAGATTGTTTCTCCAAGTTAATCTTAGCAATAGCCAACTGACCAAATCTATTGGTAATCTCGTTAGACTTATTACTAAGTTCTTGAATTGATTTAAGTTCATTATCTGTGAATTTTACTTCTGACATATTAATAACCTCTAATTTAGTTTGTTATAACAATTATATACATATATAATTATAAAAGTTTTTCGGAAAACGATACTTTTTTTGGTTTATAAGCTCTACCTAATTCAGCAGTTTTACCAAATATATTATCAGTAAACTCAGGTATCATATACCCTTTAATAGTCATACTGAACTCATTTTTTATCATTCTCTCACCTTGTGATTCCATTTCTATTTCGTTTGTTATATCACCATCAAGTGCTGATAAAAAACGATAAGATGTTTGGTCACCAAAATAAGTTTCTAGGTGTTCCATCCAAAGTGAGTTTAAATCATTCATCTGTTCTATAAAAGATGTCATCATAACTATACTATAATTACAAGTTACGAAATCTGGCATACCAGTCTTAACAAACTCTTCTACAGGTTTTTGTCCTGTTAAAACAGCAAACCTATCGTATCTATTATTTTTACTCCAGCCACTATTAGAACGAACAACAGAAATATATTTACCTTGAACATCATTATCAAATGACATAGGCATCGCATCATCAAATCCTACTGATGTTCTCTTTATTACAATCATTGGTAATATTAAAGAACCATTTTTATCTCTCAATACACCTCTAGTTTTTATAGACTTCCATCTTTCTTCATTGCCATAAAGAACAGGAACAGAGATTATTTCATTTTGTTCCTTTACCTTTGGTTTCATTATGTTTCGAATATGTTTAATAACAGCAGTATCTATCTCCTTTAAACCAATGGAGAATCCCTTACCAGCGTTTTGTCCACCTGGTTTTTTAATTACTACTTTAGGATTTCCTTTCTCACTTCTAATGCTTGTTTGAGCTTCACGATTAGTTCTTGACTCGTATCCAGCATTATCATTTGTTATTGGTTTAATTGCCACGGCGTAATTTCCTTAGTTTATCTAACTTACTCTCTGATGTATTAGCGTACTCTTCAGACTTTAATCCTTTGGTTGAAACTTTATCTATTGATATTTGTTTCTCAATAGGAACATCAACTGCTCCTAAAGTTATATTTTCCGACTCTCCATAAATATTACCTTGTTTAAGTAAATCTATTATCTCATCAAACCTATCGGCTCTTGGTTCTCCGTAAAAATTTTCACTATCACTATCATAATTTTCTTCAAAG